CCTGCGGCTGGCGCTGCCAAGAGTTGCGCTCCGGGCGTGGCAGGGATGTGGGCCAGACTGCATAGGTCATCTAGGCAGTCCTGCACGGGTTACGCCGAAGCGGTTGCGCAATTCCTTGGAAGCCTTGCCGCCGGGGGCTGACAGACCGAGCGCCACGGTTTCGGAGGCGACCAGCCTGAACTGGCGCTGGCCGCGTGCATCCGTGCTTTCCTCTACGCGCTCGATGGGCAGCGGTTGGCCACTGCTGGACACCGTATTGATGACAGGCGAGAAATTCACCGCTGGCTGGCCGTTGGCGGCGGCGGGCGCCGTCGGCCAGGATACCGGCAGAGACGACACATGGCCGCCCTGTTGATAGCCCTTGGCAGTGCCTTTCCTGATCGCCTCCAGCGTCGGAACACCGATCCGCGCTGTGGCGGCCGCGTCGAAGACATATTCCCGGCCATGCACAACACCAGCGATCTGCGAGGGGTCATGCCCGCCGGTCCAGCCGCCACCGGCAAAGCCAGGAATGCCGATCATCCCGGCAAAACCGCTCGCCAGCGCGCCCAGCAGCCCACCGCCACCAGCCCCGCCACCGCTGAGCGCCTGGCCGAGCATGGCGCCGAAGCCTTCGAAGCCAGTGCCAAGAGTTCCCAGCCCCTGACCGGCCGTGGCAACTGCACCCTCGAACTGCGACATGGCCGTCTCGGCCGAGGCGAGGCGCGTGGGCCAGCTGGATGCCATGGCGTCGGTTGATGGGATTTCGAACTTGCGCATCCACACATCGGCAGCTTCCGCAGTCGTCTGAGTGCCCATGAGATCATCGAAAGCGCCACGATGCGTGGACATCAGTTCTTTCCAGACAAAGTCCAGCTGCCCGCGTACATCGCCGAGACCTTGCATGCCGCCAACGGCGTCCAGAAGGCCTTGGCCCCGGCTGGCGTGATGCTGAAACAAACCGAAACTGGTGGGGGCGCCATTCTTGAAGTCGCCTTGTGCCATCGGATTAAAAGCGCTCTCGCCCGCGACATTGCCCATGATTCCGGCGATCTGGTGCGGCTTCAGCCCTTTGCCTGCGAAATATGACCAAATCTGACTTTGCACGGCAGGCGAGCCACCCAGGGGCATGCCGGGCATATTGCTTGCGTGCGGGAAGTTCGCATTGGCGGGCTGACCCAGCCCCGTGGTGGAAATCGTGACACTACCGGCCGTCACGGTCATCGATGCGACGCTGGCGGCCTGGGCGGCAAGCTGGCTTTCGTTGACTGTGGGCGCCTTGCCCGTCAGCCTGTCCCAGACCCCCGAAATGCCCCCCACATCGGCTAGTGTGGGTTGGTTCGTGCCAAGGACTGCGTTCTTCAGCGGGTTACGGGCACCCAGTTCCACAAGCAGACCGGCGGCTTCATTCGCAAAGCTCTCCAGTGCACCGCCGAAATCCCCCTTCAGAAGCGCATCGAATGGCCCATCGATGGCCGCTTCGGACGCCTGCCGTACCCGGTCCCAAGCCTCGGTCTGGCGTTCAAGTTCCTGACGGAGTTCTGCACCCGCAACTGCTTCGTCGCGCATCTTCTGGGCCATGCTGCCGGTGGCGCCGGTTTCGCGGATCTCTTTTTCGGCTTCATAAAGGGCCAGAACCCGGGCGCGCACGGCTTCGGACTGGCCCAGCAACGCCAGCTCGAGCTGCAGCATGGCCATGCTTTCGCCTTGGGATTTCGTGTAATCCTGCATGGCGGAGGCCTGCCGCGCGAGCTTCTCGGACAGGGCCTGTTCGAAATACGCCTTGCGCAGCTGGTCGATGATGCTGAGGAGATCCGTCTTTTCCTTGCCCTCGGCCGCCGCCGCGGCAGCGATCAACGGGCGGAGCGTCAGCTCTTCCTGCAGCAGCCGGTTCATGTCCTCGGCCTTGACTGTGCCCGCTGCCACCTGTGCGGTCAGGCGCTGGCGGATATCGACCTCGGCGCGCATGTCGGCGGTTTGCGTGGCGGCACTGGCCAGCGCCTGACCCATGACCTGATTGCGTGCGCGCAGTGCGGCGGTTTCGATTTCGGTGGACGAGACCTCCTGATCCGCCATCTGCAGCCGGGTGCGGCGCGCCTCCAGTTCGGCCCGCAGCAGGGGGTTCCGCTCCGCCTGGATGCGGATGTCCAGCTCATCCAGTTCCGCGAGGCGGGCCTGCTTGTTGGCCAGCGCGTCCAGCATCCGCAGTTGGGTATCCAGCACCTCCCGGGTCAGACCCTGCTGGCGCTCGCTCATACCTGAGCCGGTGGCGAGCCCGGACATCATGGCTGCAGTGGAGTTCTCCAGATCCTGACGGCGCTGCGCCGACGATATGACCGGCGATCCTGCCGCAATGTCCCATGCTGCCCGGCCGCGCTGCTCGCCTGCCGCGCGCTGCCGCTGATAATTGGCATCGCGCGCCATGTAGCCTTGTGCGGCCCGAATGGCGTTCATCTGGACGCGGGCCTGATCCAATACGGATTGATTGGCCAGCCACGACGGGCGCGCAGACTGCCGCTCGATCTCGGCCGCAGCATTGGTGCGCGCGTCGTCCAGCGTCGGCCCCTCGACCGCACGGTCGATCGCACGGCCCATCCAGTCAAAGGCGTTGGATGCCCCGGTGGCGACGCTGTTCCAGGCGCGGCCCAATGCGGTGGTGGCCGCTTCCGCATCCGCCAGCTTGCCCGTCAGGCCATCGATCAGAACAGCTTGAGCTTCCTGGACGCGGTTCTGCGCCGCCAGGTTGCGGGCGCGTTCCACGGTTGCTGCATCCAGCAACCCATATTGCTTCGACAGAGCTTCAGCGGCCTTGGCCGGGTCGGCGAACATGCTTGCCAATGCGTCGCCTGCGTCACCGGCTGCCAGGCCAACCGTGGCGCCAAAGTCCTTGGAGATCCCGATCAGGCGGGCAAAGTTCTCGTGGCCGATCTTGCCCGTGCGCAGGAAGGCCACTTCCATCTGCCGCGCCGCGCTGATCGATATCCCGGCTGCTGAAGAACCGGCCAGTGCCGCCGCCTCCATCTGCTCCAGGCTGCCCGCAGTGGCGCGGCCCAATCCTGCGGCGGCGGTTTCCACCGCCTTTGTCGAGGCCAGATAGTCGTTCCACGCCTTGAGGCCGATCAGTACGGCGGCAGCGGTTCCAGCGGTCACCAGTCTGACGCCAGTCAGCGCACCACGAACGGCCTGCAGCGTGCGACCGACGCCACCATATGCGTCAACAATCTGTGGCCCTTGTTGCAGGAAGACCTGCATCGGCGGCATGCCCAGCAACAAGCTCTGAACGGTATCATTCACCTGCATCATCAGGTTGCGCTGCTCATGGGCTTGCAGCTTGATCGTGCCGGTATGACCGCGGGTTGCCTGCTCGGCCCGGCGGATGCTCTCCACGGTGCGATCATACCCAATTCGCAAGCGATCCTGGACGTCACTGGCTTCGGCATCGCTCAGCGCGCCCCCCTTGCGGGCCTTGCGCAGGTTTTCCAGCTCATCCTGATAGTGCTTTTCTGCTGCGACCATCGGAAGGTATCGCGCGCGGAGCGCGGCCTTTTCCTGATCAGAAAGCCCCGGTGGGATCACAGGCGCAGGGGCTGGAACAGGCAGGCTGGGTGGGACAATGGAGGCAGGGCCTGACGGCGCATTCGCGGGCCGGGGCATTGCCGGCGCGGCTGTTGGCAGCATTTTCGGTGCAGTGGCGCCGGTAGCCTGGGCAACCTCCTCCCTTGCCTTTTTTGAAGCAGCGGCCAGATCCTGCTGGGCAAGTGCAGCCTTCTTTGCTGCGTCGGCATCTCGAACGAGAGCGGCGGCATGAGCATCGGTAACCGCTGTGGTCTGGCCCGTCACCGCACCGATCGACCCCAGCTCACCCTTCAGCTCTGCCACAGCCGCCTTGGCAGCCGCGATCTGGGTCTTGAAGATGATTTCCACATTGAAGGCGGCAGTCATGCCTTAGCCTCCGAGAAAACCTGTAGGGCAGCGGCTTCCATGGCACGAAGGTCTGCGAAAACCTCATCGCGGAAGCCGAAGCGGCGCAGGACAATATCAACTGCCGGATAGTCAAGCCCGAGCCAGATCAGACCAGCCAGCGTGCCAGCAGCGCGCCATTGGGTTTCGACGGCGAGAAACGCCGTCAGAACGTCCCAATTGCTGTCCCAGACCCCAAACATATCATCGTCCTTGATGCTGACCGGATCGACCGATTGGCCGAGCATCGCGAACTGATCCGCAAGCTCGGCGTCGATCTGCAGGGGCTGACGATCATCAGCCCGTCCGAGGCGCGCGCGAGCCCAGGCCCGCGCGGCCTCCTTCAGTTTCCCAGGCGCGCCTCGATGCCCATCATGCTTTCGGCATAGGCGGCATTGACGGCATTCCTGAACCACATCAGCTGCAGGGCCGCGCGCAGGGTGGTTTCGCTGAACGGCACGGGGTTGCCGTTGCCATCGACCACCCCATCCCAGCCGGTCACAATATCCAGCATCTGAGCGACCTCGGTTTCGTGGCGCGCACGATCAGAAGTCAGGTCTGCATAGGCCTCCTGGGCGGCAATCGCCGCGTCTCGTGGTTGGGCCACGAACTGCAGCTTCAGCTCCTGCTCCTGAAACTTTCCGGCTGTGTCAGGATCTGGCACCCGGACGGTGACGGGCCACCAGTAGGTCGGTTTTTCAACAAGGGCGAATTTCATGATGGGCTCTCTCGGCAAGACATGATCGGAGTGGGGCAGTCTGGAGGGTCAGCGGATGACGATCTCGACCTCGTCGAGGCCAGTGGCCGGGCACAGCGCCAGGGGAAGGCTGTAGTTGGCGATGTTGTTGGACTGGCCGATCGTCGGGCGCCCGATCTCGATCGCGGGCGCATTCACTTCGACGATGTTCCCGTCTACCTTGCCATGCTGGAAGGTCAGCAGGTCGCGGGTGCGGCTCTTTGCCAGCGTGAACCAGTCGATTTCTGCGATCGGCCGGGCCTCAACGACCGCCGTGCCGGTGGATTGGCGGTCGGTGATCAGCATGCGCTCATCCCCGATCAGGAAGCGGGGGGTGACTGTATTGCCCAGATCGATCGACAGGCTTTCCGCCACGGATGTCCAGCCGTGCAGCGTCATGGTGCTATTGGCCTTGGTCACCGGCAGCGGGTCGATCCAGCCCGTTTTCACAACGGGCGGCATGGCACCGATATCGGAAATCTGGCCCAACAGCCCGGTGTAGGTGAAACGGAAGGTAGGGATGCCCAAAGCGGCAAAGTTCATTGCAACATTGGCTCGACCGCCCAGCAGCACATGGCGGGTCTTGTCCATTACGAAATAGAGACTGCCCGTCTCCTGACCATCATCGACGATCGAATAGGCGACAGAGCTGCCCCCTGCGATAGTCTCGGCCATGCCGCAGACCCGCAGCAGCGATCCGAACTTCGGCACCGAGCCTGCTGCACCGGCTCCAGCGATCTCGACATCCATCTCGAGCCGACCATAGAGGCCCGCCAGGATGATGCCCTGATTGCCCAGATAGGGCAGGATCAGGTCGCGACTGATTTCCTGGCCTTCCATCGGCGTGAAAGTGACGTTCTTGCCGATGATGGCATCGGCAGCGGCGGGGGTTGCATCGGTGCCCTCGACCGTCTCGATCTTGTGGAGGACGGCCATCTTCTTGAAGCGGCGGGGAGCCATTGCCATGGTCAGCGACCTTTCTTCTTGGTTTCAGCGTTCGCGAGTTCTGACGCGTCAGGAATGGCGAGCGCAGGTTCGGCGGCCTCGGTTTCCTGACGGGCTTCGGGGGTCAGCTCGCCGGTTTCGGGGCTGCGGGTGTATCGACCGCCTGCGGTGGGGCGCGGGTTGGACATGGTCATGCTCCGTTGAGATAGCGGGCTGTTTCCCAGGTCTGAATGTAGACACTGGTGTTCTGGCTAAGCCGCCCGCCTTCGCAGCCAACCAGCGCCACTTCTTCGGCCAGCTCGTCGGGCTCCCAGCCTGCCAGAGCCGTCTCGATCTGGGATTTGTAGCCCTCAAACCGCAGCACGCGTTCGGCGCCGCGCAGGTCGTCATCCAGGCGGATCAGGAAGGCGGTCAGGAACTCGACATGCACCAGCTGACGAAAGCCGCCGGTCATCAGCTGGTTAGGCTCGGCAACCTCCCGATGAGGCGCCACGAAGGCGGCACCACTACGCGGCGCGGTGCCCTTTTCCAGAACGCCGATATGCTCGATCACCTCGACCGACGGGAGATCGGGCGCCTGGGATTGCAGACGGGCCTGCACCAGTGTCAGGATCGACGTCATTCCCGCCACCCCCGCAGGTCGAAATGCGGTGGCGGATGCGATGCGACGAAAGATCCACTGGTCTGGCTCGCCTCGGGTGCGATGCCGGCAACATCCTGCAGCACGTGCTTCCCGGCCTGAACATCGCGCAGGGTGGCGATGGCATCCTTGTAATCCCGCACGACATAGTCGGGCGGTCCATAGCGGTGCAGCCAGTAACGGGCGATCGACACCGCCCAGGGACGCACCAGATCGGTCGCCGTAGACAGCGGCAGGGCATATTTGGCGCCGACATAGCCGTTGACGATATTGTCGGCATGGGTCAGCGCGGCATCGACAACATCCGTATCGGCAATGCCATCCCCGTCGCGATCCGCAATTTCAAGGATTTCAGACTGGCCTGCGCGTTCGACGAGATCTTCAAGCGATGCATAAGCCATGGTCAGGCCAGCATGCAGACGGCGCGGGCGCCGAGATCGCCATGACACCGGGCGCCAGCGCTGCGGCGCTGGTTGAGCGATCGGGCCTCGCACCGGGCATCAGCGAGGCGCTGGCGCTCCGGGCCAACGGTTTCGCTCACCGGCCAGATCGGCGCCACCAGATCCCGCCAGATCAGCCGGGCGGTCGGCGCGACCAGAAGCTGCAGAATGAAGACGATTGCCGCCAGGATGAAAAGATCACGAACCCTCATTCGGCCAGTTCCACGCGGCCGGGTTTGAACACGGCACGATTGGCCGCCATGAAACCCTGCTCGATCGAGCTGCGGCCGATCGCCAGCCACCGCTGATCGATCTGCGGATCTTCCCGCAACGCGTCCAAGGCGCGCAGGACGCGTTCCTCATGCTGTTTCAGGCCGTTGACCTTGGAGACGGCATCATCGTCCTGGGGGCGGTAGCCTGCGACAGGCAGGCCGATATGGGTCACAGCTTCGGCTGGCGCCTCGCCCGGCTGGATTTCGTGAATGCGAAGATCCTGTGCCTGATGAACATAGAAGTCGCGGACCTCGCCCGGATTGACCTGCACTTCGCCACGCGAAGCAGCATCGGTCGGGGAGATCATCGTCACGCGAACAGGATGTTCATTGTTGGTGATGACTTTGACGATGGTGGTCATGGGATGCTCTCTGCTGGCAGGTGCGAGGGATACCGGGGGCGCGAGCGCCCCCGGCGTGGGGCTGGTCGGGATCAGCCCTTGGTGCCCGCTGCGCCCTTCTTGATGGGGGCGGTCTTGGCGGGCGGCTCGCTGGGTTTATTCTGGTCAGCCTGACCTGCGGCGTCCTGCAGCTCGAGGATGCGGGCCAGCGCCTGATCGCGCTGTGCTTCAGCCTCGACAGCCCGCGCCAGCAGCTGCTTGTTTTCGGCATCGAGCTTTTCGGTAGATGCGACGATTTCCTTCGCCTCGGCCTCCAGCTTCCCAAGGGCACCGTCAAAGGCCTGCCCCGCGAGCTTCAGTGCCTCTGCCTGCACGGCCGCCTGAAACTGCTCATTCGTCGTGAGCAGGTTGAGATCGGTCCCTTTCAGTAGCCACGAAACGCCAGGCGCAGTTTCACTGGGAAAGCCAGTCTCGGAATATTCCTTGACCAGCCCCTGATTCTCGAGGTCGGTCGCCGTGTCGAAATCGACCTCGGCGATCTGATCTTCCTTGAACCACTTGCCGCCGATCTTGGCTGGGGCAGAGAGTTTGGCGAAACCCATGTCAGCCCCCTTATGCCGGTGCCGCGCCAGCGTTCTGGAACAGGAAACCGCCCTCGGCGCCGGTCAGATAGGTGCGCCGCTCGGACGTGGTCGGGTAGATCCACGACGAGTTCGGCTCCCAGTAATAGGGCGTGTTGACCTGCGGATAGCCGCGCAGCTCATAGGTGTAACCGAAGCTCGGCACCTGAAAGTTGTCGCCCGCAGTCGGCACATAGGACAGGATCGCGTCATCGCCCCAGACATCGGTCGCGAGCGTGTCGTCGGACGCGGCTT